GCCTCTATGAAGATGTCATAAACTACAAAGAACCTCACAGTATTCCGTATCCTTGGAAAGGACTGAACAAGGCTCTGTATGGTATGCGTCTGGCAGAGATGACGCTCTTTCTTGCTGATACAGGTATCGGTAAGACGACCTTCATGAAGGAGATCGAGTATAAACTCCTCACCGATCCTGAGTTGATCGAACGTGGATACGGTGTAGGTATTCTTCATCTTGAAGAACCTAAGCGTGATATTGCTATTGGTTTGATGGGTATCCATCATAACAAACCCTATCATCTTCCTGATACAGAGCGAACAATTCAAGAACTGAATAAGGCATACGATGAAGTCGTCAATACAAATCGTCTTGTTATATATGACCACTTTGGGAGCAATGATATTGATGTTGTGTTATCCAAAATTCGACACATGGCCGCGATGGGCTGTAAATACATTGTCCTTGATCACCTTAGTATTATTGTTTCTGACCAATCTGGTGATGAACGCAAACAACTAGATGAAATTAGTACTAAGCTTAAGACGTTAACGATGAACCTTAATATCTGTCTTATTTGTGTCATCCATATTAACAGACAAGGAAGCGTCCGTGGTTCAGCAGGTCCCGAACAGGTTAGTAACAATACGGTACGTCTTGAGAGAGACAAGAAAGATGCGGATGAGTGGCGGAGGAATGTCACCCGTATGGTGGTCGAGAAATGCCGTCTCAGCGGTCGAACAGGTCCTGCCGCATATGTTTATTACGATGGTGATACAGGACGTCTCATCGAGCTTGAGAAGGACGCTATCGACATCTTTGAGTCTGGTATGAGTATCACAGGTAATGAGTTTGCAATCTATCAAGGAGGAGCGTGATGACGTATGATGTGACATATTTTATACCTTGGGAAGGGTCTGATACTATATTTGACCTGACCGTTGAAGAGGTTATTAAATTCCTTCATAGTAATCGCTGCGAGCTTAATTCTGACATTAGAATTACGCCGTCAGACAACCCGAGTTATACTTCTCAGGAATTTATGGCTCGTTTTGGTTCATTAAAGGAATAATATGTACCTCGAAAAAAGAACCTCTGAAGGCTGGGAACGCAAAAAACAATATAATAAAGACTGGTGGAAACAATTACCTCATCAGAGACTTATGTTATATGCAGCAAAGAGACGAGCAAAGAAAAACAAGTTAGAATTTAACTTAACAGAAGAAGATATTATCATACCAAATAGGTGTCCTATTTTGGATGTTCCTTTAATTAAATCTAAAGAAAAACAAAAAAGTAATAGCCCTTCTTTAGATAGAATTGATAACACAAAAGGTTACATAAAAGGTAATGTCAGAGTCATTTCACTTAAAGCAAATTCCTTAAAAAATAATATGACTCTTTTTCAGATAGAGGCATTATACAACTATGTATTTGGATTATCTTAATCGACCAGAGGATTATTATTGTATTGATATTGAGACGGATAGTCTAGATGCTAAAGTAATCTGGATGATGTCTTGGGAGAATATTAAGACACGAGAAAAAGGAAGGTGTATAGGTCATGAAGAAATTACTCGCTGGTTTTTGGAAGCACCCACTGCTATATTTGTGGGTCACAATGCTCTTAGGTTTGATATTCGTATTGTCAACCAACTCTTGGGCCTCCGCATACCAACACGCAGACTCGCTGATACCTTAATTTTATCAATGCTGTACAGTCCTAATCTTGATGGTGGACATAGTCTAGCAGCATGGGCTGAACGCATAGGTATGAAGAAGGGTGATCATAATGACTTTACTCATTTATCTGATGAGATGATAAAGTACTGTGATCAGGACGTTAATATCACAGCAGAGCTTTTTCGTAAGATTACTAAGGTGTTAAACAAGCTTGGCTTCTCTGAGAAGACTTGTCACATCCAGCATCACTTTATGTCACTACTGGATCGACAAACTAGGAACGGGTTCTATTTTAATATTGATGGTGCGAGGAGTCTCTACAATCTCCTTCAAGAGAAACAAGCAGAAATACAGGAGAGTATAGATCATGTCTTCCCCCCAGTCAGAAATCTTGTCAGGACTGGACGAGTCCATCTTAAAAATGGAAACTGTTCTGCTCAGTATGAGCGCGATTTCTCAAAATATGAGATCGAGTATGATGACTCGCTCGAATGGTATTCTGCATATGAAGCTGTACCTTTCAACATTGGATCGCCTAAGCAACGAGTTGAAAAACTTCTTGGCCTTGGATGGCAACCAGATACCTTCACCCCCAAAGGTCACCCCAAACCAACCGAAGAAGGGCTCATTGCCTTCGCCGACGCAACAGGTATTCCAGAGGTCGCGCTGATAACTAAATACCTATCATATAATGGTAGGGCGAATATGATTAATACTTGGATGGAGAGTTACAATAATGAAACACACGCCATACACGGTAAACTTTTTCTCGCAGACACACTCCGGCTGCGGCATCAGTCCCCTAATACAGCAAATATTCCGGGTGTACGGCAAAACAAGCAAGGTCGATTACTTCTTGGAGATGAAGGGTTCTATACGTATGAGAGTCGTGATCTATGGACTGCAAGACCTGGAAGATGTCTCGTGGGAACTGATGCTAGCGGCCTTGAGTTGCGGATGCTCGCCCACTATATCAATCGCGAAGCATTCACCCGAATTGTCCTCGACGGGGACCCTCACCAATACAATGCAGACCTCGCAGGAGTAGATCGACCCACAGCCAAGACGTTGTTGTATGCTATCCAGTATGGAGCACAGGCTAAGAAGGTTGCTAGTATTATCAAAGGTACGGTAGAAGAAGGTGCTGAACTTCGTCAGCGTTTTCTTGATCGTCTAGGACTTACAGGAGTAATGAATGATGCAATCTCGGAGCAAAAAAACGGCAGAGTATCGCTCATTGACGGGGCCCGAGTGGTCTGTCCGTCTCCACATTCGGCCCTTAACTACAAGCTTCAAGGTGGTGGGGCCCGAGTCATGGCTCAAGGAGCAATCTTTCTGGAGGAGTATATACGGCGTCATGGACTTGACAGCCTCAAAGTTGGAGACATCCACGATGAATGGGAATATGACGTTGATTCTAAGGATGCAGAAGAGCACCGAAAACTTAGCGTACAAGCAATTCAAGACGCTGGTGAAGAGCTTAATCTCAACATCAGTCTTACTGGAAAAGCAAAGATCGGATTGACATGGGCGGAGACTCACTAAAGGAGACTAATAATGGACGAGGATCATGTAACTGATATTCTACACGCTCTTCATAATTATGTTAAAGATAATCCTTTTCTTTTTTGGGGTAAAGATTATCAAGACGAAAGTTATGATAGCTTTGTAGAGTTTGGGCTTCCTTTGTTTGACCGATTTATAACCAAAGAGAGGAATTACAATTGATTATTCTTCAGCAACCGTGGTGTAATACGTGTGGTACACCTATGGATGAGGATGAGTATGAACACTCAGGAGGAGAATGTACAATATGCGCTAAGTGGTGGGAAGAGAATGAGTATGAAGACTCAGGCGTAAGCAGTAATAATACAGGAGAATAATATGTTCGGAATTAAAAAGAAAATTAACAAACCAAATATGACTCATCCAGTATCTCAGCCTATTCAGGCATCAGGATATAACCCTATCGTTCTGGATGATAACCCAACCTATATTGATCCTTATCCTACAACGTATGTAGATACGTATTCGGATTACATACCAGATAATAATACAATTGATGCTGGTGGCGGTTCGTTTGGCGGCGGCGGAAGTAGTTACGATTACTCATCATCATCGTATGATGGTGGTTCAAGTTTTTAAGATTATTAATACGATTTTACTTGACAAATCAAAAAAGACGTGTTATACTATATATATAAGGTAGACGTTCTATCTTATGTTTGAGAAAGTTGATTAAAAATATGTCTACGAAAAGTACTGTCTATCTAACCGGCAAGATTTACTGGGCCAAGATTCTGGGTGAGCCTGTATTTAATACATACAAAGGTACCAAGGAATGGTCGTTTGATCTTGAACTGGATGAAGAGAGTCGTGCACTCTTGAAGGAGCATAAGCTCCTAGATCGTATCAAAGATAAGGGAGACAACCGCCTTCCTTATATTACACTCCGTAAAGCCGAGCTTAATAAGGCCGGTAAAGTAAATGACCCTATCCGTATCTATGATGGTGAGAACCAACCTTGGAACCCTGAGGAATTGATTGGTAACAAGTCAGTCGCAGATGTCAAGATTGATATTGTCGATTATGGTGTAGGTAAGATTAAGGGTATCTATCCGATTGCCATTCGGGTTACGGAACATGTACCTTATAAAACATCGGACTTTGCAGGTATGGATGCTGGTAAGCCAGCTCCGAAGCCTAAGGTTCCGGGAAAGACCTTCATGGAAGAGCTTGACGACGATATTCCGATGTAAAAGTACTACTCTACGGAGTAGTCCCTAGCGTTAAGGGGATAGAGAGGGTAGACTCTTCTAGTAGAACGCAGAGGACATGCGCAAGTCCCCAGAGGGTGGAAGGCCCTCATATTTAGGAGTACCTATGAAATATAAAATCATAGCAGAGACAAGTCAAATCATCGAGAAGACAATTCATCTTGAGATTGAAGCGGAGTCACCTGCTGATGCAGAAGAGAAGAGCCTCGAAGCATTGTACCATTATCCTAAACCTGTTCCGGGTACTGATGTTGTACGAATACAAACTATTAAAGCAGAGGGAGCATCTCCTCCGAGAATTAACATAGCGAAGATTAGGGTTAAGAATGAAAAGTATTAATACACTAATCGACGATATATATGGTTTGTTTGAAGGAGGACAACCAGACTTCGAGCATAAAATCTTTCAAGACTTTGGTACTAATCTTGAAGACATTATGAAGACTCGGTTTAGTTCTGCTCGATCTTTCAAACCTAGCCTTCGTATGAGTAACATTGGTAAGCCTGATCGACAACTCTGGTACGACTTTAATTCTTCCGCAGAAGAGATTATACCACTTCGACCAGAAGTCCTTATCAAGTTCTCATACGGGGATATGCTTGAGCAATTAGTCTTGATGTTTGCTAAGCTCGCAGGACATGAGGTAACACATGAACAAGAAACGATTGTTGTTGACGGCATCGAGGGGCACATTGATGCGCTCATTGATGGCTGCGTCGTTGATGTCAAGTCAGCCAGCAGCTTCTCTTTCCAGAAGTTCGCCACGGGTTCACTACTCGAAGGCGGCCCGAAAGCTGATCCATTCGGATACGTCAAACAAATCTCGGGCTATGCACACGCTCTGACTCCGGGCAAACCAGCATACTTTCTAGCTATTGATAAGACGTTGGGTAAGCTTTGTCTTCTCGAAGTACCGGTAAGTCTCATTGAGGCTCAGAACATACCTGAGCGTATCTCATATGCTAAAGAGATGGTGAAACAGTCATTACCTCCTGAGCGTTGTGCCGAAGATATACCTGACGGTAAGTCAGGTAATATGAAGCTCGATGTTTTATGTTCATATTGTAACCACAAAGAAAAATGTTGGAATGGTCTTAAGACATATTATTATAGTACTGGTCCAAGGTTTTTAACCAAGGTAGTACGAGAACCAAAAGTGAGTAACGAAGAATATAATGACTTCACGTGAACGTCATCTCAAGAGGTTGTATGGTATTACGTTAGATCAGTACAACGAATTACTAGAGAAACAAAATCAGCGGTGTGCTATATGTGATAGACACAAAGACGAGTTCAAGACTAACCTTTGTGTAGACCACGATCACCTTTCAGGATTGATTAGAGGTCTTCTTTGTACGTATTGCAACCGACGTCTCGTCGGAAGACACAGGGATAGTAGGATACTAAGACGTATCGCAGATTATATCGACCAGCATACTGGTTGGAAAGTTCCTGATGTCAAACGGAGAGCCCGCAGGAAGAAGAAAAATACTAAGTCTATTACTAGCGTTAATGAGTCCACAGGAGATTGAGTGTGTCCGAAGAGTTGTCTATGCAGAAGCAAGAGGAGAGCCTTTACAAGGACAGTACGGAGTCGCTGCTACAATCGTTAACCGAGCTAAACGGAACCATCAAAGCTTGTGTAATATCAGCCAATTGCGGCATCAATATATCACAAAGAAGCCTAGTAAAGGTTTTAGTTTTACTCCAAAAGATTACGATCCTACTCATGGAGCGACAAGTTTTGAGCGAAAAGATTCCCCTCCGTTCAAACACCTCAAGAAATATATAACAATAGGAAATCATACCTTTTATGGCAAATAAAATCCACGATGTAGGATGGGCAGCAGGTTTCTTTGAAGGTGAAGGATATATTGGTTTTAATTATAGTTTGAATAAGATATATAATAGAACTTATCCAAGATTAGTTTTAAGTGTGTCTCAAGTATATAGAGAGCCTTTAGATAAACTCAAAGAAGTCTTAATTGTAGGGTCTGTAAGAGGTCCTTATGGTCCATATTCTACTACACGACAAGCTTATTATCAATATCAGACCAGTGGAGATAAAGCTGTTTTGGCTATAGAATTAATGCTTCCCTATCTTTTGGCTAAAGGCGACCAAGCTAGAAAAGCGATGGAGCTTTATAAGGAATATCAAATTGACTAAATCAAAAATCTTAATTTTGGATATTGAAACCAAGCCAGCTACCGCTTATATATGGCGGACGTTTAAAGAAAATGTAGGCTATGAACAAGTTCTCGATCCGGGTGGTATCATCTGTGTTGCTGCTAAGTTTGTAGGCGAAGATGAAGTATTCTTTTGGAGTGATTGGACACATAGTCACTCAGAAATGTTGAGAGGTATTCATGGGCTACTCAGTACCGCCGACGCTGTGGTTACTTATAACGGTGATAAGTTCGATCTGCCTAAACTACGTGGTGAATTTCTCCTTGACGGCTTGGCCCCTCCCCCGCCCGTTACGAGTATTGATGTCATTAAAAGTATTCGTAAGTTTGGTTTTCTTATCAATCGTTTGGCTTTTATTGGACGTCTGTTACGAGTTGGTGATAAAGTAAAGCACGAAGGCTTTTCGTTGTGGGTTAAGGTTATGCAGAATGATCCTGACGCACGACAACGTATGATGGATTATAATATTCAAGATGTCATCCTTCTTGAAGAATTGTACTTGACGATCCTTCCTTATATTACAAACCATCCTACTTTAGGTGAAGGTGCTGATAAATGTGGTGCTTGTAATAGTACTAAAATCCAGCATCGTGGTTATCGTCGTACAAAGGCATTTAAAATTCAACGTATTCAATGTCAAGACTGCGGTTCATGGTCAGATGGAGCGAAAGAAAAAGCGTAATGAACGAGTTTCAAAAGGCGGCAATAAAAGATCGTCTTGAAGGTTGGGAATTGATTGAGTTTCTTCAGATCGATATTGCAGATGTGTTAGACTGGCTACTCGACGAAGAATATATTAATGATGACAATATTGAAGACGTACTCGAATTTGTAGATGTAACATCGTAACGGCACAACGTGCCTAGGAGTAAAACAATGACATATTATTTTTGGCTAGGAGCCGAAGCGGAGAATTACCATGAAGGGTCTTGAGATTATTGAATGGACTATCTTTTTTATTATGATGGTACCTGTAATACTATATCTTAAGGAACAGTATTTTGGCAAAAACTGAGACAACTAATGACTCTGCAGAAAAGATTGTAGCAGGGGCTATTAAACTTGATGCAGGAAAGGCTCCTGTCTATCAAGGCTTTATCAAGTACTTTCCTCGTGCCATTGAAAGCGTAGCTAATGTTAGTCGGTTCGGTTATCAGAAGTACGGATCATGGGGTGGTTGGCTTAGTGTCGATGATGGGTTTAATCGGTACATGGATGCTAAGTGTCGTCATATGATTGACGAAGCCAAGGGTGAGGATAAGGCTCAAGATAGTCAACTCCTTCATGCTGCTCACGAAGCATGGGGCGCAATGGCTCGTCTTGAGTTGATGCTCCGAGACTTGGAGAAAAAGAATGGTAGTACAGACTAAATCTTGTATCAGTGTAATTGGTGGCGAGTTCTTTGATCTTCTTAAACCAGAAGAGTTCGTCTATGATATTGACATGATCGGTTATGCCTTGGCTAATCTGTGCAGGTATACCGGTCATGTCACACGGTTCTACAGTGTCGCTGAACACTGCGTCCATGTAAGCCGTATCATTAAACCTAAGTATGCCATGGAAGGTCTTCTCCACGATGCGAGTGAAGCTTTCGTAGGTGATGTCTCATCTCCTCTTAAGAAACTGATTACAGAGTTGTACACACCTATCGAGGAAGGTATCCAGAAAGCTATTTCAGTTCAGTTCAATCTTACGTATCCGTTCCCTGACGATGTACACAAGGCTGATAAGCAGTTGTATTGGTCGGAACGTAAGAAGATTGCACCTGCAATTGATGCGCTATGGAATAAACAATTCAGGGCTTCACGTAAATGTGAGCCTCAAGGATGGTCGCCTGAACGTGCTCATAAAGAATACGTCCATCGTTACCATGAAATTTTACAAGAAAAGGAACTACTTAATGATGGATACACCGGTCTTGAATAAAGACGTCGAAGGAGCAGTAACGACTAAGCTGAATGAATTGTCAGACGAAGAGGCTATTAATCTTATTGCATACCTTACAGGTAGTCGGGTCACTATTGGAGTAGGTTATCTTACCAATGAAGAGAAGACTCTTCTTACACATTCGTTTATCACAATGACAGCGGGTGATGTCGAGGTAATGTCTGAGCCTTCTCCTTTGGCAGTACCGTTTATTCCGATTGATTTTATCCCTCCTTCTAATCCGAAAGAGATTAATTAATGACGCCTGACCAACGCTTTGCTCGATGTCTTTCAGAGATTCTTAAAGACGAAGGCGGTTACGTCAATCGAGCTTCTGATCCAGGAGGTCCAACCAATCATGGTATCACTCTGAAGACTCTACGGGAAGTCTATGGTTCTAATCAAACCATTAACGACCTCAAAGCTATTACCCCCAATGAAGTCTCTGCTATCTATCGTAAAAATTATTGGGGTAGTATTTGTGATAACCTTCCTGCCGGTTTGGACTTGATGTATTTCAATGCCGCTGTTAATAATGGTCCGGGTAATGCCCATACCTTTTTGTCAGCAGCTATGGTACATACTACACCTGTCCATCAGCAGATCATCAACTTTTCTGACATTCAGACACGGTTCTATCGTGGGTTGAAAGGTTATGCTGAGTATGGTCGTGGTTGGATGAACCGAGAAAAAAAGATTACAAATCTCGCCCTATCATGGAGCCTAGATGAACCATCCGCTTAAAACACCCTACCAAGAGATCATTTATAAATCGAGGTATGCTCGATGGTTGGATAAAGAAAATCGCCGTGAAGATTGGGATGAAACTGTAGAACGTCTTGTAGAATATTATGATACAGCTACAGCTTTTTCGGATCATGATAGTCATATTCGTCATGATATTTATAATGCGATTTATAACCTAGAAGTCATGCCATCCATGAGGGCATTGATGACGGCTGGTCCAGCATTGGATCGTTGTCATGTCCCCGCGTATAACTGTGCATACCTTCCTATCGATAACTTACGTAGCTTCGATGAGACAATGTATATTCTCATGTGTGGTACAGGTATCGGATTTTCAGTAGAGGAACAATATGTTAAACAACTCCCCGTCATTGCCGAAGAGTTTACAGAAACAGACACAACCATTAGTGTGGCAGATAGCAAAGAAGGATGGGCCCGAGGGTTTAGGGAACTTATCAGCCTACTGTCTATTGGTCAGACTCCCCGATGGGACCTTTCTCGACTTCGACCTGCAGGGGCTCGACTTAAGACGTTTGGAGGCCGAGCTTCTGGACCCGAGCCTTTGGACGACTTGTTTCGATTCTGTGTTAACACGTTTAAGGTTGCGTCAGGCCGTAGACTCTCTTCGCTAGAATGTCATGATTTGATGTGCAAGATCGGTGACGTCGTTGTGGTAGGGGGTGTACGCCGCAGCGCCTTGATTAGCCTCTTCGATGTCACCGATGATCGTATGAGCACATGTAAGACTGGTGTCTGGTGGGACGATGTTGAGACTAAACGTCATGGATATCGTGCCTTGGCTAACAACTCAGCCGTGTATAATCGTCGTAAACCAGACGTAGGTTTTTTTATGAAAAAGTGGAAGGAGTTGTATGACAGCAAGTCAGGAGAGCCCGGAATTTTTTCACGGTATGCGGCTCAGCGAATTGCTGCAAGGAATGGACGACGTGATCCGACTCCTGACTTCGGTACAAACCCGTGTAGCGAAATTATCCTCCGTCCCTATCAATTCTGTTAACTAAAGATAGCAGAAGTAAAATCGGGTGAATTGCTGGGAAGCCTAAGGTGAAAGCTATGGTAATCAGCAGCCAAGCTATACAATTTTGTACTTGACAAATGTTGCAAAACATGGTATAATATGTATAGAAGGTTCAGAGACTATCCGCAAGGAGTACACTCAAGTGAGTGGAAGCGCCCGACTCTTTCTTAATTGAAAGATGATGATATAGTCCGAACCTTATGGAAACATAAGGAAAGAAGATGTTAAATAGACAAGGATATTATGTAACTGAATCTGAAAGAGAATGCACTAATTGCGGTGTCGTTTATCCTAAAACTTCTAAAACAGTTACACTGTGTAATAAATGTAATTCTGAACGAGTAAAAGCTTGGAATACGCCAGAGTATAAACTTTGGGATAGAGCTAGAAATCGTTGTAAAAAATCTGGTCTTGAATTTGCTATTAGACCAGAAAATATTATGATACCAGAAAAATGTCCTTATCTTGATATACCTCTTACGGTCCATACAGGTTCCCCGGGAGGTAAGCCTAATTCACCTGCGTTAGACAGAGTTGATAATAATAAAGGCTACATCGTCTCTAATATTCAAGTCATAAGTCATTTGGCTAATCAAATGAAAGCAAGTGCTTCTAAAGAACAACTTCTTTTGTTTGCATCACGAATATTAGAACTCTTTGGCGAAGATTAACGAACTTCGTTTAACATAATTGAATCTTACTGAGGTTGTTGTCCGAGACGGAGACACTTTTGAGTCTCTTAAGAAAAAGGTTGGATTGGCAACAATCCTCGGAACAATACAATCTACCTTTACCGACTTCCGATACCTAAGGAAGATTTGGCAGAAGAACTGTGAAGAAGAGCGGTTGTTAGGCGTAAGTCTCACAGGTATCTGTGATAACCTCTCTGTATTAACACCAGAAAACTTAGAAGGATTACGTAATCATGCTATTGAAGTTAACAAAGTTTGGGCAGTACGTCTCGGGATTAACCAATCAACTGCTATCACTTGTGTCAAACCAAGTGGTACCGTATCTCAATTGGTTGACTCAGCATCGGGTCTACACCCTCGTTACAGTCGGTATTACCTTCGTACTATCCGTGCTGATAACAAAGACCCTCTGACTCAATTCTTGAAAGATTCGGGGGTATATTATGAACCGGCACTTGGAAAAGAAAGCACGACAACCATTTTCTATTTTCCTATGGAAGCCCCAGAAAAAGCAGTTACTCGTCACGACCTTGACGGGGTCCAAAGTCTTGAACTTTGGAAGACTCTACAAGATCATTGGTGTGAACACAAGCCTAGTGCTAGTATCTATTTTACTGATGACAATGTACTTGATGTGGCTTCTTGGGTGTATCGAAACTTTGACATCCTTTCAGGTGTAGCCTTCTTCCCTACGGATGAAGGTAACTACAAGCAAGCCCCGTATCAAGAACTGACAAAGAAAGAATACGATGCGTTCACCCAAGCCCACGGAAACCCCACCATCGAGTGGAGCCACCTCAGTGAGTACGAAACCGAAGACACAACCACAGGTAGCCAAGAACTCGCCTGTACTGGCGGAACCTGTGACATCAATAGTATTGGTTAGGGTTTACTGTAGGGATTGTTTCTTCTACGGTGGATTGTGTTTCAGATACCCTACTCCTGTTAGCGTCAACCTTAACCATTGGTGTGGTGAAGGACGAGTCAACCCTTCATAAGTCTCCTACCCGTGCGGGAGCAGATAAGTAAGATAAGGACTGGAGTATCCGGTCGAGGGCTTAAAAAAATACCCCGCTAGAAGTTCTCGTGTGAGTTCCTCTAGCGGGGTATTTTTATTTGTGCAGAAACAAATCAAGTTGATGATGTATCTCGTGAAGTTCTTTATTAGTATCTTCATCGATGTCTAGATCAGTATTGATAATATTTCTATCTACTTGGTCTTTTCTGTTTTGACTCATCATGATAAACGGAGCAGCATAAGCTGCTTGGAATGATAAGACAAGGTTGAGTAGAATATAAGGATAAGGATCAAAGGCACGGAAGGCTGTGTTATATATCAACCATGCTGAGAGGATAGTACTTTGCCATATAATGAATCTCCAGCTACCAATAGTATCTGTGACCTTATCGGCAATATATTCTCCCCATGTCCTATTATCCATGCCCATGAAAGTAACCCCACAATAGAGTAACCAAACCAATAATACTCGTACCAAAGAGACTGCTCGCAAGCCAGAAAGCTCCGATACCTTTATGTCTCAGTGCTAGGAGTTCATCGAGTTTCTTATTAATCTCTATTAGTTCTTCAACCCTCATATCGTGTTTATATTCTAGAAGAGCGATTCGTTCACCGTCTGTTAAATGCCGCTGATCCATAATATCCTTTACTGGTCTTGTTGATTGAAGAGTTTTTCGTGAGCAGCTTGTCTTGCTTCAGCAATGGCTCCTTTATCTGACTCGCCCGGCTTACCACCATGAAGATCGTAAACCTTGTCTTCATCAGACATTTTTTGCCATTCACCACTGTGCATCAATCCTGATATATAGTTGTGTATGTACTGACCAGACAAACCTTGGTAGGCTTGATATTCCCATTGAGTCATAGGACGTTTAACTCCTGTGACTGGATCGATGACTTGACCTTTCTTGGCAGTACCGATTATGGGTTTAGATGTCATACCATCGAGTCTGTCAATCTCTTTGGCTACTGGATCGTCAGTTATAGTCTTGGTATTACTTCCGGTGAGTGTAGATAAGATACTAGGTTCCCTGTATTCAGGATTCCCAATTACGTCATTACGCTGTGGAAGGTCTTGAGTCTTCCCCGGAATTTCAGACTTAAGTCTATTACCGACTGTTTCGTCAAATCCATTACCCCGAGTATCTGTGATCCGAGGATCAGAACTTTGAGCATATCTACGAGCTACTGCAGGTACAAAAGAGCTGACTACACCAGCAGTAAGACTATTAATTATATGATCGCTTCGAGTCTCATCAGGTGTCTGTGCTTCTACGATTTGACTAAAGTTATGTAATGGACCAGAACCAAGGATACTACTTCCCCATCCTGTCAAGAGATGTTCAGTAGCAGTCCTGAGGTCTTTAGTATAATCAATCTCACCGACTCTGGCACGTTCATACGTACTTGCAGCCATGCTTAATGGACCAGCGAGAGGTTCTCCAAGTCCAGCATAGCTATGCCATTGGTTACCAATACGAATACTATTAGGTTGATGATTAACCAGCCAGTCGGCACGACGTTGTGGATCGCCCGGACCTTCGCCAGTAATCTCACCATTAGCTGCAGCCATTAAAGCAAACCCGAACATGGCACTACCAAGTACCATACGAGAACGAGCAACCTGAGCTTCTTGTGATGCGTTGAACGGATTTAACCCCGGACGATTATACCGATCCAAAGCTGAGATAGGAGCTGGTCCGTATCGTACCATGCTGCTCATAACCCGATCAGAGATACTGACCATAGGTGCAAGAACCTTTAGGACGGGTACTCGTTGAATAGCGTACTTAATAGTACTACCCATTGGACCTGAAGCATCATGAAACTGAAGGACTTTAGTATCGTTAGTAATCGTATTCAAGATAGCAGGGCTAGGATCATTCATAATCTGTTGCATACGAATCTCAAGGCTCTTGCCTGAGAAACCTTCTTTGGTGGCCTGACGTGCAGCCTCACCATAAAGACTCGAATTACGGAAGACATTACGGATGAGTTCTTCTTCACCCGCTGATAAACGTGTCCCGCTTTCAAGGAACCCAGAAACAAATCCTTTGATAGGATTACTTCCCGTATAAGCTCCCGCTGCGGTATTACCGAAGACACGGTCACCCGTCTGTCCTGTATTCAAGGCTTGACGAGCAGCGCTCCAGTTATCCATATTACGTAATCCTTCGACGAGACCACGAATACGATAACCTACTTCTGACAATGTCGTCTTATCAATAGCATTGTCACCAGAGATAGCACTACGTAGTGCCCCCTCAGGAACCGCTCCCAGACGTGCAGTCGTATCGACCAGCATGTGAAGTGTACTGCTTAATGGGATTTTGACGTGAGTACTCAGCCCCGAGAGCATGCCATTGAACCAGACTCTCTGGGCAATGTTATTAAACTTCGCGTTTGTACTCTTTGAGATGAAGTTACTTCCAGCATCAGGGTCACCATTACGGACATGATCACCAAGATTCTGCATGAATTTGTAGAATGCTTCTGGATCATCAAACGCTGGAATACCCGTATCGTTTAATTGTTTAGACAAACCCTTAGCAAACTCACGGCTCATCGTTTCCTTTTTAAGGATGTTTAGAGCACGTGCAGTCCCGCTAATATCACCTTCAAGTTTAGAATGGACAGCCCGCATAACAAAGGCTTGTTTCATAGCACGATCATAAAGATCAGCACTAAACCCATTCTTTTCGTAGTCATTCCAAAGCTTCGAGAGGTTCTCATACCCTTGAGTAAGGACTTGTTTTCCTTGTTCAAGAATAGCAGCACTCTCGGTTAAGCTCTTACCTTTAAGGTATGCAGACGGATTGATACCACGAGCCAGAGCCTCGCTCTCTGTATCTTCCCATGTCTTAGCACGATCAGATGCGGGTGTTGAGTTAGCCTTGAGAAGGTTATCAATATCGTCTTCAGTCTTAATCTTATCAGGATTAATAGTACTGAACCGTTTACCACTATTCGCAAAGACAGGTTCAGGACGGGCGCCCGAAAGCCTATACCCTGAGATGCCTTGGCTATCAGGATGCTTCGCTAAAATGTCACGACCTATTTGACGTATCGCTGGTAGGCCTACACTGTTAGAACGTGACAATACACCATCAGCGTAACTTCGACCAATATCCATACTATGGACTTGACCATCACCATTTACACGATAGCTACCTGAGATAGTTTTACCGTCTGTGGTAATGTGTTTGAACTGATAAGCAATACTATCAGGGTATGACCATTCAGGACGTTCCACGATGCCTGTCTGACCCATATGTACATCAGTCAATTTACTTGCGGCTTCATCCCTAGATGCAGCAATTCCTTTGTCTTTAAGACTAAACCTAGGGCCTTGATCTTTCAAAGCACGAAGCTCTTTACCATTTAATTCGTCGAATGGTTTGAGATCACTTCCGGGTTTAATCTCTTCATTACCCCAGTCAGGTAGGTCTTCAGTTGGATGACCTTTACTAGCGAGAGCACGGAGATCACGACTGTTCATCTGATCAAATGGTTTCATACCAGAAGGATTAGGTGTGACAGGATCGTTAGGATTACCCCAATGATTCTCTTCGTTATCATTACTTGTCCGGTAACCGGTATCACCCGTGCCTGAACGAGGTACAAGGCTTGACCGATAGAAGTTGAGACGAGGAGTCCTCCCCGCGACTACACCTTGATGTGCAATCCCAAGGATCGTATTAATCTCACCATCCGAATACTTCAGATCAAGACCGAGTCTACGACCCATGTTCTTGACATAAGCCTTGGCAATACTAAAGGTGCTAGGATTACGAATACCCAGTTCTGACTGGCGAGCGAAGACTTCCTCTGCTGCAAGAGCACGAGCGTTTTCACGATCAGCATATACATCAGGATTACGACTCTGCCAATCATCAATAGCTTTGCTGAACTTAGGGTTTGTCTGATCAAGCTTAGTCACCAGATCAGTTAATCCATCACCAAAGGTTTTATCTAGACCGTAGTGACCCAGACCTTCATGATAGATCAAAGCCGAGAGGTTATCTTTATTGATACTCCCCGGAATTTGCATACCATCAGCATCTACATCATGGCCGAGACGGGCGACGTTGACGTGGACTTGCTGTGTCTCTGGGTCATAATACCCATAAGCGTCATGAGGAACATCGGTCCCTGCACCCATATCACGGAAGTCACTATGAACAATAAACTCAGGTGCGTCTTGCCAAGGTGCGGTGACTTTATTGATATGTTCAATAGCAGCATCACGACGGGCGCCCCTATCTAGTACCGCCTGAGCTTGGGCTTGAGCGGTTCGTTCTGCATCAGTAGGATTTAGATTAGATGAGACAGCTTGTTGAACAGTCTGAGCCGCTTGTCTCTCGACTTCTTGTTCTACTTCATCAGGATGATCAACAGCATGGTTGACAGCACCAAGATCAGTATCAACAGGGTGTTTGGTCAGGAGTTCCTGAGCCGCAGCTTTGGTAGCAACTGGATCGACACGATTACTCTGTGTCTCCATTGACTTACCCTCAGGGTACTTCAGTGTTGTATCAACAGGGACACCTTTATCACGAGCCGCGACATAAGCATCGGTACCTGATGTGTCTAAACCTCGACCATACTTCTGAAAAAGATAATCAGAGTATGACCGAATGTCGTCTGCTGTACCAGTCTTAAAAAGTTGGCTTGCCTTTGCTTCATCGTCTGCAGAGTACTGTCCCCATCCTTCTGGATGAGCCGCCGGTGCCTCAGGTATGGTAGCTTTAGTATACTCATCTTTGAGATACTTTAATACCTTAAGTCCGACAAAACCAAGAGCTTCACTACCAGCACCAAACAAACCCCCCATTGCTGTGTTCTGTGCTAGTTCGTTAGTATCGATATGATCTTGTTGACCAAGACCGACTTTACTCGCTTGGTCAATAGCATCGACACTACCAGCACCTACAGCAGTACCAGCGATATTGGTTACTGCCCCACCACTGCCAGCTCCGAGCATGTATTGTGCATTTGACGCGACATTACCAAGAAGCTTAGGCAACCAACGGTCAACCCGAGCTGCCCCGTAAAGAGTACTATCTCCGGGTTGCCATACTTGGTTAGCGCTAGCCTTAGCATCTAGTTCTTGTTGAGATTCTGACCGAGCTTGGTTTGTAAGCTGACCAGCCATATCCGTGACTTGTCCATAAGACAAACCGGGAAAACGCTGGTTGATTAATGTATGAGCGGTACTGAACGGGACATACTTCTCATAAGCTGAAGCAATTGTACCGGGTAGACCACCCATAGCTGCAGACATATAACTGTCTTTAGCTGAGTCAATCGGATTATCTGCAGAAGTAGGAGGAGTAGGGGCCGTTTGAGGAGCCGGAGTTTGACGGATAGCTTCGTGGACTACACCGTCATCTCCAGTAAAGGTCATACGATTTGGGTTGGTAGGGTCTTGAACCCAATCAGTATCGGCCATACTTTATCCTTATTTGGTTACGTTAAATCCCGGACGAAGAGGTGGTACGGTACCTGTGAAGTTTCTAATCTTCTTTACAGGCGGGGCTCCATACCTATTGTAAATATCTTTTTCAGCAGGATTAAGTTTATCAACACCTTGAGATGTAGCTTTATTCAACACCTTAGCCACAACATTACTTTGTGTAGCAGCAGGTGCAGGACGAGCAGAACTAGGTTGATACTTATTAGCAGTAATAGTTCGAGCTTGAGCATTCTGAGTAGCCGCATCAGCATTCTGTTGCTTGATAGGAACCATTGCTTGCTGGTTAGCATTCATGGTGCCTTGACCATATAGAGCCATTTCTTCACGGGTCATATCAGGCTTGAGACCTAGTTCGTTTTCAGGGTCTAGACCATTAGCTTTGGCGTACGCATAAGCCTGTTGGATAGCAAGAGGAGCGAGCTTTGGGTTAGCCGTAGCTGCTGCCATGATACCACCAATTTGCTTACGACCATTATTAAGCGTGACTTCATGTTGCTGTTGATTACGATTAGTCCGAGCATCAATTTGACTGCTGATATTCGCAGCACGAAATTGATTAGCCTGATTTTGTTCGTAGAGTTTACTCGCTATTTCGGCCCCACCCGGCAATGCCGAGACACGAGTAATCGCTGCTGCAAATGGATCAGTCTTAACAGTCCCATCAGGATTATAAGTCTTAGGCTGATTGAACCCAGTCAACGCATCGCTGAGTTTTTCTTCTTGACGTCTCGGAGCATAGACACTATTATGTCCAGCCTGTGTCAAGAAAGCATCACCCAAGGTACCTAGGACATCACGTAGCGTCCCAGAGACATGGAACAAACCATGATGAGGAGGCGCCGCTGCATTAGCATCTTGTGCCGCCCCAAGAGTATTTTGATTACTCAATCGTGGAGGAGGAGCAGAAGAGTCTTCTCCGGGGGTAATAGGATTAGTAGCCTTCACGACTACATCTGGATTAGACTGTGGTGACGGTCCTTGTCCTGCATTAGGATCAGCCATTACTGTTTGGTCAGCATCTTGTGAGACTACAGGTTGAGACATCGCCGTGGCCATAGGAATACCCTGAGGACTTCCTAGATTAGGATCAAGAGGACTACCTGAGGGTACGTTCGCTGGTGCAGCATTTACTGCGTCTGACCAATTATTACCCCCAGTGTTCTTAGCATAGTCCATATTATCACTACCACCGGTAGGAGCAGAGAGACTATTTGGAGCAATCTGGGCTAAGTACTGAGCCATATATGCGTGATCGTCAGGGTCGTTAGGATCGAATCCTGCCATTACAGTGCTCCATAGTTGACGGTCATGTATCCATTAATCTCGGGGCCAAGAGCTTCAGGATACAAGTCCCTAACCTCATTAGCCATGACACCAATATATTCATTATCGTTAGGAATGTATTCCTTGTTAAGGTTAGGACCAAATCCTTCTTTATACTTAAACGTATAAACGTTCAGTCCCTTGTACTCTCCGACCTTCTTGATGTCACGTTTTACTCGTATATCGCTAGCACCGATAGCGCTGAGACCACCACCAATAAGACCACCAATACCGGGCTTGCTGCTTCCATTACCGGTACCAACGCTGGTGCTGGAACCGCTGCTTGTGCCTTGGCTTGAAGACTGTTGGCCAGTACTTCCGATGACACCCGCTGCAGTCGTGCCCGAGTTAGACAGCCCACGAAGCTGATCGAGATAGTTGTTAAACGTAGTGTTCCCGAGGTTCTGGCCGTATGCTTCAAGAGACTTACCAGTAGCGCCACTGTCGAGTAGACCCTTACTAGCAGCCGAGTCTGTAACAGCTTGGTTACCTTGATCGAGTTGGAACTGATACCCTGTGCTATTCTTGTAGTTGTTAAACGCGGCTTGCTGTGCAGCAGGATCACCGCCGACACCAAGAAGACTCCCCAAGCCTGTATTAGCTTGGACACCAGTATTGACCTGAGGGTTTAACGCTGTGCTCAGGCCCGGATAAGCAAGGTTACCTGACTGGCTAGAGTTCTGTGATTGCTGTTGACTCTGGCTTTGGCTTGCGCTACTATTATGTGAGCCTCCGAAGATCGATCCCATTATTGTTCCTTGACTAAGATGAAGAGTTCACAAGGGCCAGATTGCGTATGTACGACACCATAAGATTTGAATCCTAGTTGTCTACTCATCCATCTTGCTCCTAGTTTTTGTAACGGGGTCAACCCTCGTACTACTTTAATATCAGTATGTGAGAATAAGAAATATAACATAGCCTTAGCAATGCGAAGTGCTTTACGTCCTCTAGCATTGAAGAAGTAGTGACCAGTATAATAACCGTCATCTCCTTTTTCAAACATGGCGTAATTGTTCTCAGCATCAATAAGGGCTATGTTATCTTTTATTGTGATCCATTCTCTGGGCTCGAAGCCGATGAGTTCGTATCTGTACTCTTTTGTGGCTTCGGCAAGGGCTTCGGCGTTTCTTGTAAACTCAATGCCCAGAGCCTCACAGTCTTCAGCCGGGCTGTATTCGTCAGACATATCTCAGCATCCGAGTAAGGTATTAGGATTTGGTCGGTTGGTCCAGAAGAAACGACGGGGTCTGTACTGGGTCCGTTGCTGCTCGTGGGATTGTTATTGACGGAGGAGGGATTACTTGTTCTTGTGATCCCTTGTAATTGTTTGAAGCGCAAGAGGTTAAGATTGTACTTACTAGCAAGATCACTATAAGACTGATCAGCTTCATCGGCTTTTTGTTTATAAACTCTTTCGGCATCTGATTTCGCTTTCCAAGCCAACGCTGTGACTCGATCATCTTGTTCGTGTATCTGTGCTATTTCTTGAGTATATTTATTCTTTGCTTTATTATACCCTACGTGTTCACCGTAGAAATAAAGACTCACGAGTCCTACGCCTCCTAGCACATAAGGAAGAAGAGCCATCCATGAAGGAATAAACGGCTTAAGCCACGTCAGTAATTTTACCATCTGGGACAAGTGCTCCTAACATAGAGGTTACACAGAAGATGTAACTCCAAGGGGTTGGTAAAGCAGAGGCCGAGGAAATTGCGGCTCCGAATAGCAACCACGTACTACGTTCAGTAATACGATTTTTAAGATATTGAATAATGTGCATATCGATCCTTACGGTTGTTTGACTACTACCATACTGACATAATAACCACTACTTGCATTGTTGGGCCACCAAGCCGTAGCTTGAATGACATCGTTGTTTAGTGGTGTAATTTCGTTAGTCTGAGTAACATGATAGTCTGTAGTTTGTAGAGCCAAGATAGGAGTACCAAGCGTAATGAAACCCGGACTTTTAAGGTTAGCAGAAGCAAACATAATTGCGGTATCTGCAGTTGTTGGTGTACTATCTGATGTCAAAGTAATACCGTAGTTGTCGCTAGTATTACCATGCGTCATAATATGAGTACGGACTGTACAACCACTCTTAAAGACAATTGCATGGATTGCTCCTCGTCCACTCGAAGACTGGGCAACTGTGATATAACCGGTACTAATATCTCCCGAAGTCAATACTTTCCAACATGTAATACCATTCCAGCTACCACCGCTAGCAGAGTCAAGGATTGTAAACCCAGTCGGGGTTGACCAGTTATAGCTTCCTGCTGCGAAGATAAAAATCGTATCTCCTGATAGGCTTCCTGTAGGAAGAGGCATGTTATACGAGCTGAGGCTAGATGAAAGATAACTTCCTGCAGCACGGACTGTGGGATTGGTACTACCTCCTCCCCCTCCAGTTCCTAGGTCATGCCAAGCCGTATCATATACGCTTGTAGTTCCAGTATCAGTACTTCTCCAAACAGCCAAACCATTTGTAGGTATACTAGGAGTAGCGGGACGACTTGCAAGAAGACCCGAACCTAGATAGGTAGTAATCAAAGGAGAGGCTGACATATATTATCCTACGTAAATTGGTGTACCATCGGGTAAGCACATAATGTTGACTGGTATGTCTCCTGTAAACATAAATGAGAGACTAGAACCACCCGTGATTGCAATATCGGCTTCACCTGCGGCTGAGGTAGTAACAGTTACTCCTGAGCCTGTGAAGTTTAATTTTACGACACTTCCTACAACCGACGTACCTGCTTGGTACACAGACAACGGATTTGCTACTGTCACCGGTATCCACTTAGTACCATTAAAACCGAGAACTTGTCCATTACTCGGCGGGGTCGTCGTTTCATCTACATCGGAGAGTTGCCCTAACGTAGCAGCCAGTGCGATTGTCCGATCAGAACTTAGATCACCTCCTCCCGTTAATCCTGTACCCGCAATGATCTTACGGGACTCTGGAGTCGCAGTATTTAGAAGAGTATTATATGTTAGCTGAATACTCAGCCATCTAAGAAATTCTGGTGTAGCCAACCCTTCTGGCGTACTCATTGGAGAGTTCCAAGGCCAAGGGTTAGGATTTGACATATTAGTAATCCTTGATTAGACGCGTAGCGTCGTTATGATACAAAGTATCTACGGTGACGATGCTTTGCATCTATTCCTGCCCGTCTATTTGTGCATCTGCTCCATCAATGTGAACCAGACCACCGGTTGTAGTAAATTCAAAGACTCGTCCGGGTATCTTCATTTGACCGAGACTATTCCATTCAACTCTTTGATCGTAATTTCCTGCCTGTAAGGCGAATGGGTATTCTTGGCTCCACGTTCCTCCATAGTTATCACTAAAGCGAAGACTAATAGTAGGCATAGGTTGTGTCGGATCAGTGAGATTACCAACACTAGCAGCAAGACGTACTGAGTCTACGCTTTTTCCTGTCCTACTCCGAGATGGTAAACCACCTGTAACCGTGTAGATGACGCTACGAAATCCATCATCAAGATGGCTCGTTGGGTCCATATAATAAATCTTACTATAGATCGCATCACCACCAATGATCTTACGGCCTGACTCCCAGTCAAATCCGTTAATCATATTCCATTGGCCAAAGCCGGGTGTTTCAAATTTACACCACTGTTGGGTTACTTGATCATAAACCCAAGTACCTTCTGGACCAAGATCAAGAACATAGAATGTATGTCCGTCAAAGTCAAAAGTCCATGAACGATTTCGTGTCTGAGTAGGGATACCTGATTTGAAACCAATCAGCAGGGCTCCTTGTGTTACATCGACTGACAAGTCATTTGCTCCTGATACCAAGCCTAGTAAGGCTGTCTGATTTAGTTTTACTGTCTTAGCAACACGAGGTATATAAGCAGCCATGATTGGTGTTTGTGATACACGAATTTCATGTACTGGTGTAGTTCGTACTGCTGCCAGTAACGGTGCTTGTGCTACACTAGGAGATGTACCACCTTGTCCAAGATAATACATCCCCCCTTGTGTAACCGGAGTACCGTGTGTTAGATCAGATACTCCACTCATTTAGTAATCCTTGATTACGTCAACGATGCTTTGCATCTAGACAGTCCTATTGAATTGAATCTGCCCCGATGTTAGAGTTGCTGGAGTAATAGCAGTTCCCGTATCGGGGTCAAGCTCGAAGACGGCTGTGTTATAAGTCGGATTGACTGCGAGTGCAATCTCAGGTCCTTGAGTAATCGTACCACCTGCACCTACGAAGTTAGTCTTCATTTTAGCAGGACCAGCCTCAGTCTTGAATGCTCGGGTTACTGCCATGACACTACGAACAATCGTAATACCAATAGGCAACCGAGAAAGCTTGAAGCTACTTGGTCCGGGGATGTCAGCACCACCTGAAAGATTGGTAGTAGCCCATACCGAACTCGGGATATTCGTGCTACATGGACCGATACTATTACCTGCACTACCCGCTGTGTTAGCCAAGATTTCCATCTGAGGAGACGGGAGTTCTTGACTCTGTACATTAGGATTAGCAGCAATATCGGAACTGTATAACGTCCCTGCACCTGTACCGCCATTGATTGCCTGAGCAAGATTATGGAGGCTTGCAGATATACTCGCACCAATCAGGACTTGATACCCTGTAGTCAATGCAGTCTTAAACGTGTAGACTTGGCTACCAATCGTTACTGTCTGACCATCCGTAGGGTTACCACCCAACGTCAGAATATTAGTAGCACGAGACAATGTAGCCGAAATATATGTATCATCACGAGGAGCCAGAAACGCTTCTGTATCCTCAGCACCTATGGCACTCCACTGTCCTATACCATCATCTGGAAGATAAGACGTAGGCATCACCGTATTATTGTACGGAGCATACGGAGTCTCATTATACTGACTCTCATCTTGAGGAGCAGACTCGTACCCGAGAAGAAGTACGACGTTGTTCCAGAGAGAGTCGTTAGCGAGATTACGACCAAACGGTACCGTAGTAGGTGTGAAATTAGTCGTATACCTAGCCGCTGTAGTATAACGTGTCTCGTCCATGTAGCCGATGAACTGGCTGTTTAGACCAGCATATTCTGCACTACCAGTAAAACTGACAGTACCACCGCCAATGACAATAGGCCACGTGCATGCGTAATACGTATTCACGTCTGTCACGGGTACGTTCTGGAGAACACCATTGATAAACAACATAGTCTGACCAGATGCTCTGGAGACTGCGATGTGATACCATTGCCCCGGATTAAATGTATAGGGTTGGCTAAAGAGTGTTTGAGTCGTATTAGCAGTACCATCAGTACTAATACGGAACTCGATATTGCCACCATTCAGGCCCGGACCACATAGGCTCAACTCAAAGCTACGTTGGTTGGCGTTGACTTCACACCATTTAGCAATCAAAGGTACACGGTTATTACTCGTAGGTAATGACGTAAATCTGAAAAAGCTCTCGATAGTATAATCACCGCTACCGGGATTAAGCCGTGGGTTATCAGCAAAAGCGAGGACACCGTTGGTGAAAGAACCAATACCGTTGCCAATCTTCTTACGATAATTAGGCGTCCATCCTGTTTGTACGTCTGTGACAGGCCAAAGAACAGCCACCTGAAAGTCACCAATAAATGTGGTATTCCGCGTCCCAGTTGTATCCCAGACGTGCATATCTGTCAAAGATGAAGTCGTAGTATTACTACCATATGCTACCTGAGCAATAGGAGTCGTACTATCAAACGCACCTGAATAGACAAGACATGGCGTAGACGAGTCATCAATGCGAACTTCAAGATACCCAGATGTACTAGATAACTGCCAGTTCATCTCGATGTAATGCCACGTACTCGCTGTAATAACAGGAGATGTACTCGTAGCAACAATAGCACCAGCACTATTAGTAACGTTTAAACGGCCAGTCGTATCAATGTAGATACGCCCTAGAGTATTATTATTCGTATCACGAATATCAACAAAAGGACCCTGACCTGTCGTACTAGGAAGGCTGGTTACGTACCAACGAAACCCTGTAAACAGGTTAGTATAAGTAGCAGGGAGGACTTTACGGAGAATATCCCCACCATTTAAGGTAAAGCATATTTTATTAGCAACGATACCTGTAGTAATATCAGAAGAAACTTGAGCATACATACCATTCAAGGCAGCAGCGGAGACACCGTAAATTTCTCCATTATCCATGAAAAGTGTTGCCATTTAGTAATCCTTGATTACGATTACGATGCTTTGCATCTAAGTTCCTGACTCTCTTTTGAGTTGTGTTCTGATACGCTCTTCAATACCGTGATGTGAAATACGTTGGACTCCACGTCCGATACTATATACGATACCGTCAAACCCTACAATGATGACTTCGTCTTTTACTTTGACTGCAGTACCAGGAACGGCACCACGATCATAGACACGTCCTTGTGTAGGTTGAAAAGGCGATAGACTATCTCCAGTAGCGTACCAAGCCTCTGTGTGTCCTTCACCAATCATCCAGACAGTATCACCTACGGTTACAAGGTCTTGAAGTACGTCAGGCTGACTCTCCGCAGTTGCGAAGTCCAGCGGGTCTACTACAAGGCTTCCGGGACGTAGAAAGTAAAATTGATTACTTCCCGTGATACTCAGAAGGACATGGCTAGCAAGACTGGCACAACTCTTGACTGGAAGTCCGTTAGGCATCTCGATACCATACAGGACATGTACACCAGCACCAGTAATCGTAGTCGTACCAAATGCCATACCTGTACCAGAGTACACCGTAGTAGCAATTGAGTTAGCCGAAGATAAGTCTGACTTACTCGTCAATACAATCGTATTACCTGAGACCACAGCAGTAACATCAGGATTTTGACCACCGAGATTACTCGAAAAATCAGTCCCCAGAGCACCTGTAAATGATAACAGATTTACCATGTTTTGAAGGCTTTGCGCCGTAGTACCGCCAAGCGTTGCGACCCAAGGGCTGGCAGCAGTACCGGCAGCGACACCGTGAGGGGATGTTCCCCATGTGTAATAGTTCGCCCCAATCTGTATGACTTGGTTGGTGATACTTCCTGTAACGGTTAGAACGCTAGTACCTTTGACACCACCTTTATAGTACTGTAGGAGTGTCCCGTCAGTGATAAAGAGATACTCATACCCTGCACCAATCATGAAGGTCATTGAGACCTGTCCTTGGTTTTCGATATAACTCGAAATAGGTATCAACGTACCTGTCGTAGTATACCGATACATACTCGTACCAGTAACAAAAAATAGATCACCATTAAAGAAACCCGGATGGCTATAGAAGCCACGGACTAGGCCGACATCACTTGTAGTCACCAAAGGAGTACTACCGGGTCGAGCCAAGAGTGAGACTTGGTCTTCAGGGTTTGTGGGGTTAGTTTCAAAGAAACGATTTAGACATTGAATTTCAATCTCATTAGCAAAGTCTCTTTGATATGCTTGTCTTCCTAATGGGATTTGAGGCATCTTTTATCCTACGAGATGTTTCATATGAACGATTGGCCATCGAGGATCAATCTCGATACCTTTGTCTTCTAAGGCTTTGACGTAATATTCACGGTCTAAGAGAACACCCTCCCGGGGCTCACCTTCTTTATGAGTCTCAGGAGGAGTCCTAAACCAATTCAAAGGAACGTCTTCAGCTTTATTAAAGATACGTGCTTCCCCGTCAAGACTATAATAGTATGCGGGCCATTGAGCCAGTACTTTAGTCGGGCGGGTCATACGCATTAGAATGGGTATCCTGTATTGAAGAATTGAGGCGAGCTGCCATACAACCGGTTACGGAACCGTCCACCATAACGAAGATCACCGCTCATGTAGAGAAGACCATCTTCACTAGCAACTGGGATGACTTGTTTATATCGTGCCCGGAACTGGTTCCTAGTACGTTTAAGCTGCTCTAATGAAGCAGGGTCGAGTGTTTGTCCGTACCGAGGATTTAACCGTGCAGCTAACATGATGACAAACATGTCATCGAACTCAGGCGGGAATGGGAATGTCCCAGTAAGTGTCAAATTGTTAAGAGTAACCCAGTTACCTAGATCACCTCGATACATCCACTCGCCGTCAAATGCAGACGTCTGAAGAACAATATCAGCCAATCCATTAATGTTACGGCCATTACCGTTAACCTGAAGGTTGTGAGTACTAAAGTTTTGGGCTACGTCTACGACACCAAACCTAGCCCCATCATTAGGACGAGGGTGGAGATTGACGTTACCAAACCCTGTGAGATTGCACATCAACCGAGTATTCTCAGGAATGAACTGATCTGCAGGGAGGCTATTAGCGTACCAAGGATAACCTGACGGAGCATTAATATCAAGCTGCCCTAACGCCATAGGCTGAAGCTGTTCTCCTGCTTCGTTGCCTATGACGCTAAGTACGAGTGTTTCGAGACGGATCAAAGCTTCTGAATACTGATCTGTACTAGGAAGCTGAGACACAGGTATGACGTTAGTTTCACGATAAGCATCAGTAATAATTTGAGAGACTAAAGTCATACCTTATCCTTAGATGTAAGCAATGTTGAGGATTACGTCACCGGCGGTACATGCAGTCGCATCAAGCAAAGCCGATCCACCGGTAAGAGCAAAACCAATACCGGTTGCAAACTTAATACCTGCAGGGTTACTGATAGTAACAGACTGACCAGCACCGATAGGGATATTCAAGATTGGGGTATCAGTACCCGGAACAGGTGCAGTAGCTTTGTTAAACAGTTTGAGATAACGTACAGACGCAGCAGCGTTAAATACGTTAATTACACCAATGTTACCAGAACTAGCCTTGACAAGTGTAGCGTTAGTCGTAGCTGCAGCAATCAACGTGCTATACGTTGTAAACCCACCGATAGTAGCCGAAGGAGAAATAGGCGTACCGTTAGTAATATTCGTTACTGCAGTGACAGTCGATACCGTGGTGACAGTACCAGATGTAATCGTAACTGCTGGAGTATTCGTGATATAGGCGTTTACACCAAAAACGTTACCGGTAGGGGCAGTACCATATGCGGTAACCGTACCAGTCAATGCAGTACCGTTGTACGATGAAATATCGTGACGGAGACCACCAAGAGTCGTCAAGCTAAGATAGTTAGACGTTGCAGTTGTATATGCTGGTGCTGACGTTGTAACCGCGCCTAGATGAAGAGTACCAGTCTGACCTGATGTAGTACTAGCTGCTGCAGCGTTAGTAGGCTGGTTAGCAGACGTAGAAGCACCAGTCGGAAGAGGTACTGAAGCAAGGCTAACAGCAGTAGTACCCGACAGAGCAGGAAGGCTAGCTGCCGAGATAGCAAACGTACCTGTACCTGCGTTAGCCGTTACCGTACCTGAAATAGGCTGTGTAACTGCTGAACCATCTACTTTAATACCATTTGCAGTCGTAGTAATCTTAGTATTAATACCAGCTAGGTTACCACCAGTCTCAAGTGCGAGGCTTGAAGTATTAAGGTTAGTACCAGCATTTGCTGTTACCTGACCAATAACATTCGTACCAGTAGGGAGGCTCGAAGCAGGGTCAAGGCCGACGCTCATACCTGGTACCATAGGTGCCGAAGTTACGTTAAGGCTAATACCCATCGAGCCTGAGCCCGTAATCTGTGTATCTAGACGGACACGGAATTGAGTACATCCTGCAAAATCAAATTGAAGACCATTATTGAGGCTACCAGAAAGAGGGTAACCCGAATAACCATTATAGGATTCAAGAGCAAACCCTTTGATAGGCAGCCATGCAGCGCCATCGTAGACTTCAAATGTGACGTGTCCACCCGTGATTGTGCCAGAGCCTTTAAGGCTGACCATGACACCATCATAGCCAAGACAAGTCGTGCTAACAGCAGTATTAGCTGCGGTAGCAGAAGTCCAAGTAGCATTCTGAGCTGCAAGGTACGCATCTGCAATATAGATAGGAGACGAAGCCGAAGCAGAAACAGGTACTGCTGTCTGATCACTCGCGATTACAACAGGAGTTGAGCTAGCAGAGACTTGTTGTCCTAGAGTCGGTACAGTAACAGTCTGCGAGGCTCCAGTTCCATCAAGGATTGTATAAGTTTGAGACATTAGTTACTCCATAACGGAAAGAATATGATGTACATACTATTGCGTGTTTGATTAAACGCAAGGCTAGGATTACCTACTACGACTGGAGCGCTTCCTTGCTCCGACTGGGACCATTCTGAAATCATTAGACAGCTAATGTCCCTGATGCACCACCTGCTAGGGTTACCGTTCCACCATGACTTCCTAGGAAAAAAGGAAGAGGGAGGTAAACACCTGCGGTTACTGGTACAGCATTGATAATAACCGTAGTCGTACCGTCATCATTATTACGAGTAACTGTAATAGTTCCGCTGGTCAAAGCTACAAAGCCGCCTAGCTGAACACCGTTTACTGATGCGGTTGAATTAGCCCCCATTACAACAGGAGAATACCGTTCTTTAATTACTAGATCAGCCATGTCATTCCTTAGATGCAAAGCATCGATTACTAAAAAGAAATCAGGGGCGTGCTAAGCAGAGGCCCCTGACATATATTATGCGCCGTTAAGACGAACCATCCGACGACGATCCACCACGTTAGCAGTAAGTGCGACGTCAAACCGAATACGGTGATCACCAGTAGCGAACACCGAGTCCTGCCACATACGAACGCTAAGCGGAAGTTTGGTCAGCGACTTGCGCGAACCAATACCGGTAGCGGGCGTGATGAGGTCAGCACATGCGATAACCACCGAAGACTTGTTCGCGATAACACGTGGTTTAATCGTCGAGTTAGCAGCGGTTTTCCACGTCAATGCAGCGTTAGCAGCAGGGATCGCAGTAACCGTAGCGTGTGCGGTATTCGCATTCGTCGAACCAGTATCTTCACCGGGCTGAACCGTACCGGGTACGATAATTGCAGGGAAGATACGAAGTGCAGCGACGTTACCCGAACCATCTGCGGTGTACGAACCCACGACTCGGAAGTCCTGTGAACGACCCAACGAAGCTTGGAGTCGGTTATCATACGCATTGACACCGGCAAGGTTAAACACAGCGCCGTCTTCAACAGTACCACCAGCACCAAGGCCCGTGACACTAATCGTCTGGGTGAGATACTGGCCCGGAGCACCCGAGATAGCTACGAGAGCGTAGTCGGTATTCTGAGCAGCACCGTTGAGCGTACCATTCGTGCGAGTACCTGCGGTAATCGTTGGAAGCTGTTGAGTAAACAACGTCGGGATACCCGCGACGCTACCTTCCCAACCATTCCGATAAACACCGACGCCCATATCAGCCAAAGCAGCGTTACCTGTCGAGGTCAGGATAGCGTTACCGAGTGATTGCTTGTCACCGTAAGTCAGGACGGCACGGATGTCTGCGTCATCAGCACCCTCTTCCTTCAGACGAGTATACGCCGAAGCGACATCGTTAAAGGTCGAGACACTGTTACCCGGAGTACCAACCCAGTTATTTGCAGCCTGAGCCACAAAACCCAGAATGTACGCATCGATCTTCTCGCAAAGCTGCATCGCAGCGTTCTTGAGGGCCATCGACTCACGGGCTTCACCCAAGTCACGGATTTTGACGAAGTCGCCCCAACCCATGCTGGCACCGAAGACAGTATTTAGTTTGTATTGTTCCGAACCGAAGATCGAATCCTGCACACCAGCGGTGAGGTCATTAACACCAGAGGTCGTTTGGGTCACGACATAGCGAGGACCAACCTGCTCGACAACAGTCAAGCCATTTCGGTCGTTCATTTCAGAGTCAAATTTACGCCACGTCACGAGGTCCTTCGAGACGAGGTTATTTTGGAAGATCGCGGCAAACGAATTAAGGACGAGTTTTGCTTGATCAACCGTTACAGCAGCAACAGCCATTCTATATTCCTATATATGTGAGTTATCTCCTTGCTCGCGTGTCAAACAACTTAGCGGCAAAGATGTCAAGGTCATCCTCATCATCAGGAAGCGTAGCCGTGGCACCTTTATTAATTACTTTAGGTGGTTCAGGAGCTTTACTGACACGAGGTCGAGCCCGAGCCTTTTCTGCTGCTTCTTCAACGAACTTATTCTCGATACGTCCTAGGGCTAGTGTAGCCTTCCTTGCACCAAGATTAATGATTCGTTTAGCTTCATCAGGATTATTGCTCAGGTAGTACAAGACATCCGTACCATAATCCATACTCATGAGTGTTGTCGAGAGGTACTCGCCATAGTTAGGGTCAAGTCCAGAAAAACTATTGATTAGAGTCTCAGATTTTTCTTGGAAATCGGGGTAACGCTCCCGTGCGGGGTCTAACTTTTGGTTCCATTCAGACTGCAATTGTTGACGTGCAGCTACGACTTTGTTCTGCTCAGCCTCACGGGCTTCACGAGCTAGGAGTTGTTGTCGTTCTACAATAAGAGTATGGCGGGTAAGATCACTAATATAACTAGGATCGAATACGCCTAACGGGTACTTCTCCGTACCGTCAGCATTGAGTTCGTCTGGTTGTGGACCAGCAGGTACATCAGGGACTACAACAGGTGTAGGCTCAGGTTTGGGTTCTTGCTTTGGAACTTGCGCAGCTTCTTTTTCAGCGAGCCGTCGCTCCGTTTCACGAAGTTTTGCGTTGAGTTCACGAATCCGGTCTTTAGCGGTTTTCTTTACAGGTTTAGGTTCGGGGTCTGGCTCAGCTTCAGCCTCTTCCTCTCCTTCTTCCTCCAGATCAGCCTCTTCAAGATCATCTTCTTCTGGTTCTTTTTCCTCTGTAACGTCAGGGGTAGACGGAGCAACTTCTGTTTCGGTTTTAGGTTCTGGAGCTTTGCCTGTGAAAAGTTCATCGGCGAATGCGTCAAGATCAACCTCGACTTCTGTTGGAGTTTCAATACTCATATATAAGGTTTCGGTCCTTTAACCGTTTGCGGTAGTTGGTTGCGGATTAGTCTCTTGTCCACCACCGCTTGGAGACAGAGAGGCCGGAAGTCCTTGAGCCGTTTGGTTCAATGGAACTGGTTTAGGCAAGGCAGGAGGTGCAGAAGCAGCGGCATCTTTACCTGCTACTGTGGCACGACCCGCACCTTGCGCTAGAGCTGTTTGTGCAGCATGAGCTGCAAGAAGGTGTGAACGATTCCCTTCGACACGTTGAATATCGTGTTCATCAAGCTTGGTTGAACTTGCGAGGATTTTACCAATCGCATCCAGTTCTAGCTTGTTGTTATCGACTTCGTTGTCAGAGAGAGCCTTGATACGTTGAGTCTCAGCGTTATACTGATCAATCTGAAGCTTTTGGAAAGCAATGGTTCGATCAGCCTTGAGGGCTTGGTTTTCTTGCTGAATCTGTTGCATCTGCATCTGGATTTGCTGAAGATGCTGTTGCATCTCCGCTGTAACCTGAGGAGCCAATCCACCATTATCCGGTTCAAGGAACTGAGGTGGAATAGTCTTCTGGAGACGTTCTGCAAGTTTATCAGCACCGGGCCAATCCTGTGCCTTAGCAACAAGGTCACCCGCTACCGTCATAAGCTGAGGCCATACTTGGATAGCATCCATCATAGCTTGAGCAGCTTCGACTCGACGAGTACTATAGCTCGTTCCTGTAGTAAGCGCTACGTCATAACGACCGACTGAAAGATCAACGCTGTTAGGGTCCATAGGATCATTGATCCGTTGGAACCGAAGAGTCTCATCTTCACCGATTGTACGGATGACACGAGTACCATCATAGATTTGAGGGATCAACTGATTAATGACATCACCTGCTTCTAGGACGCTGGCATTGCCGTTGTCGTAGTAAGTCAGAGCTGAGATGTCGCCTTCACGTTGACGCGCCATAATGGCTCGACCCGACGTTTCGTTACTACGAATACCCAGACTTGCATCGTGAATACCCGAGACATCTTTCATGTCCTGAGCGTTTACGTTGGCTTCATTAAGTAAAGCCTGTTGGATCGTCGGAGGTTCAAGACGAACAGGTGGAGTCTCTGCACCATCGTTGTAGACGAGAAGCGGATCACGGGTAAGGTGAGCTTTACGGAACTGGTCTTCACGTCCTTCAACGGCTGACTCAGGTGCAATCCACTGTGCCTTAGGTGCATACCCAAGCTGCTCAGCAGCGACACTACGCCAGAAGTTCTTGAGACGTGCAGGGTCTTTCATAAACCGGACGATGCCGTGACGGACACGACGACCCCCAATATTGATGACCCGACCACTCATACGAATGATAGGAAGACGAGTCAACTTATATTCATATGGACCAGAAAGAATAGCAAAGCCAGTCGTTAGGTGCATCTGAGCATAAGTGCTCCATGTGATCCTTGTCTTAGTAGGAGGACCATTCTTCTGTACGATGTCATCAATATTATCTTTATTGATGATAAAGGTTTTACCGTTGTTGAAAAGAGCGATGAGTTCTTGACGCTCAATCAACCGCCAGTACTCTGTAACCTTATAATGGCTGTCGTCTACCCAACCAACAAGGCTGGTATGTGAGATGAGATCATCTTCACTTAGACTGGTATTGGCAATACCCGGCCATTTCTTTTCAAACTCTCCTTTAGGGATTCGGTCATCAATGAAGACACGACGAGCATCCCGGCCAGTAGGATCAACCGAAAATCGGTCCCACACAACAGACAGACAGTCTTCAATAGGACGGATAAAAATGTCTTGATCAAATACATCATCACGGGCATACTCTACTGAGACGCGGAAATCGCCATCTCCTGATTGAACAAGGCTTTCAAATGCTGTATCATAGACACGATCTGCTCGGCTTTGAAGTTCGATTGCCCGGATGAGATCACCCCGGACTTGGGCTACATCTTCGTCTTCGTCGGCGGACGGGACGACTTTAATGGCTTTTCTCGAGTCTCGCCAGTCACCGACAAGCTGTGCAGTAAACTGAGGAATGTTGTTAATAACAAGGCAAGGTAAACCGACGCGCTGTTGGAGGACGACTGGGTCCCATTGCTCTCCGGCGGCAAATCGTTTGTCATCGAGGCACTCGTTTCGGTTAATCCGGTCGAACTCTAGATCATCGTGATATTGTTCACGCATGTCTTCGAGAAATTCTTCTTGGCTTTCAAACCCTTCAGGAATGTAGTCTGCCTTGGTCTTACCTTCAATAGGAAGAACATCCAAGATAGTACCTTCTGTTTTAGGAGTAGGCTTAGCCTTCTTGTTTGTTGTTCCTTCGGTAGTTTTCATTTAGTAATCCTAATTACGTAATGATGCGAAGCAGCTATCCTGCCATCCATGAGGTGTGTGTTGCCGTAGAGTAATCTACAGGATCGTAATCTTGAGTTTCTTTATAACCGGGAGTACCTTGACTGGACTTGCGCCGTCCGACAATCTTCTCGAAGAGTTCAGTAAAACCCCAGACAAGAGCGTCAACACGGTCGGGGCTCCCCATACCATTAGTACGAAAGTTGTCGATACTGAACGTACACATTTGATCTTCAAGCTCGTCGAACGTACCGACATGGTGAATCCGGTTTTGTTCGTATAATGCTGAGACTGGCTCAGCCCGGATTATTTTACCACGGCTAGCATGGACAAGCTTGATTGGGAGTGACCGATCGACAGCACGAAGGACTGACTCAACCATATCACCACCTTGGTTCTTTTCTGCTACGATACGATCTGCAGAGTACTTCCGATACATCTGTGTGGCGCGACGAGCCCATTCTTCAGGACTACCCTTAAGGCTAGCATCTTCAAGGACGTAGCCATGAGCATATCCGTCTTTATCACGGGCCATACCAACAACGATTATGCCTGTTTCATCACTACCTTCTTGGTTTGATGTTGCAGGATCGACCGCTACAATGATCCGTTCTAAATCAAGATCATCGTCATGTATTCTGTTATTGTCGATTGAGCTTCGAGTCCAGAGGGCGCCGGGGATGTCGTTGAGGATTTCCCCATCCAGCTCTTGCCGTCCCAATCGTGTCCCGCCGAACCGCTCAGTAATCTTGGAAAGGAATGGCGCGGCGAGGTTATCTTTGTTGTCGAATGTGCGTCCACGAGTAACTACGACGCCTTTCTGTGTAAGTAATGCTTTGATGAGAGGTTTAGGCTGTGGTGTCGTCGTGATGATTTGACGAGGATTAGTACCCAACCGAAGACCAAATTGTAGCTGGTCCCATGTTTCTTGCATGTACTTCCACTTAGCCAACTCATCGCACCATGCAGCATCATGCTGAGGACCACGAAGCTGGTCTGGCTCTGTAGCGTTATACGTAGTAGCGATAGCCCCATTAGGCCAAGTCAACATACGAAGAGATGGCTGGTAAGTCGGCTTAAAATCTTTAGGGAAGATATTCATTAAGCCAGACTCACCATCCACCATGACGTTCCGAGCATCGGCAGTAGTTTCAGCTACGAGGGCGATACGACCGTACCGGCCCTTTGACAAAGGAGTAGTCCCACAAACCCAAGAGCGAATAGTCTCAGCTCCGGTTCGTGTCTTACCCCATCCACGACCTGCAAGAATCAACCATGTATTCCAGTCCTCGCCGGGAGGAGGGAGCTGATCCGGTCGGGCCCAGAAAGGCCAGTTCCATCTCATCATGGCTATTTGATCAGGTGTGTATTGCTCTAGGAACTTACTCCGTTCCGCTTCGGGAAGCGAGGCGAGCAATTGCGCTTCTGAAATCTGCTGCATCCTCTTGTACCTTTTCATATCGGATGGCTTCACCATCAGGACCAGAAATTTCTTGACGTTCGATAAACATACCGAGATGACGAGCAAGGAGTTCAGCAGCACGAAGGACGGTGTTGTGTTGTCCGTCGGATTCTGCATCTTTCATTGTCTTGACGATTTGTTTAAGAACGGTATCTCTGGTGATGGTACCCGGTTTGGAATTAGCTTCATTACGAAGGGCGTCAATGGCTAACCTGATACCCGGATTTTCAAGAAGTTGGGTACCAATACGGTTTGGGTATTTAGTCGCATAGCCTGCCCGTAGGACAGCAGCAGAAGCGTTCAAATCTTTGACAAACTCTTCTACAAAGGCTTTTTGTTTATGGGTGAGACTATTAATGGCCCCTTGGACATCTCCGTCTTCTACAAGTGAGACAGTCTTCTTAGAAGCGGTTTGACGTTTCTTTTTTTGGACTTGTTCGTATAGATTAGTCCCAAGAGGAAGTTCTGTAATCTTTACCATTGGGTAGTTTGTTTCGTTTTCTGTGTAGACGTCTTGGGGTTATAAACCATAGCCGTCTTCTGCGATGGCATTTGTGGTGACAAAGGAGTATGACGAGTAGTCATAGCAAATGTTGGAAAGATGTTTGGGTCTTGGGGTTTAGCAGGTTGAATAGACGGACGTAGTTTGGATGACATTAATAACCCTTCTTAGATTTCCCTGCTTTAGGTTTAACAGTCTTAGGGGCCTTCATAGATGAAGCAAGTATTTTCATACCTTGCTTATCCATCTTTTTGTCAAGAGCTGAATTTTCATATTTTGCTTTAGACATTTTCATATTAATTTCCTCTATGTAGATAATAGATAAGTTCTTACGTAAGGTTTATATGAGCTACGGTAGTAGCGATACTAACAATGAGATAAGGTATGTAAGGTACGTTAGTACCTATTTCAACAAATGAACAAACAAGAAAGGAATAATTAATACCTTATATATATATTATACCATATATTTCTAAGGTTGTCAAGTAAAATCGTACATGGGTATAAAAAAAGTTTATATAGAGAGATTCTAAACCTTGTCATTCGTATATTAACACCAGTAAGGTATACGCGCCAGGCTCAGACCTGAGAGGGGCGACTCACGCACCGCAGGGGCGACCGGTAGGGAGCCCTATATATTGTCAAGACCTTTTAAGGTATGCTACAGAAGAATCTCAAGGGTGTAGGCTACTAGGGTAGCTCTGAGGAAATGGTACGTCTCTACGGGCTTTAGAATGGCTTGTATGAATTTTTCTAAAATTTTACTCGGACATTAGGGTGATTAATTTACGCATAAACCTTTCCCTTTTTTTACCCCTCCCCCTGCCCTGCCCTCCAGAAAGAGGGGCGCGTTTGATAGGTGGCTGATAGATACGTGAGAGAGTGTCGGGATATTTGACAC